AAGCGCACCACCAGCGGGCGCTGAACTCGGGCACCCTGGCGAGCTACCGGGAGCGCCACCTGCCGCACGACGAGGTCGAGTACCTGACCGTGGAGCGGTCCTCCCGGACGATGGCGCTGACGATGCTCGGGCTCGGTCAGCGGTCGGCCCGGGCCACCACCGGCCAGGACCTGCGAGCCTCGACGGACCTGTCGCCCCACTCCCAGCGGATGGTCGACAAGCTCAAGGCGGGCGGCGTGGTGCCCGAGTCCCACGCGGCGACCCACCGCAACGAGCTGACGTTCACAACGGCATGGCCGATGAGCACCCCGGGCGGTCTCGAAGGGCACTTCTCAACGTTGATGCGCCGGAAGGGGGATCCGGGCGGTGGCGGCGAGAAGCCGATCCTGGCCACCGAGGTCGCTGCGGCCAGGGAAGAGGGCCGCAACATCGTCCGGCGGATGAGGCCGCGCTGATGCCCGCCGACGAGCATCTCTCCGCCCCCCAGTTCCTCTATCACGAGTCGCACCTCCAGAACCGGGAGTCGATCCGCGAGGGAGGACTACGTCCAGCGGTGCCGTACATGGCGAGCCACCTGCCCAAGGGCGTGTACATGGCGCCGCGCTCGCACTCCGAGTACGGATCGTCGATGAACGACGCCTCGCACTTCGGTTACGACCGCTGGCGGGTCAACGTCAGCGGTCTCGACCTGCACACCGACGAGTCGCAGCCGTCGGCCACCAAGTTCCACCCCGACGCGATCCCGGCCGATCGCATCAAGCTGGTCAAGAAGGGCCACCCCAACTGGGAGCGGCACATCTGATGCCTGCTGACGAGCATCTCTCGGGGCTGCAGTTCAACTACGTTGCACCGTCGATGGGATCGAGCTTCCACGAGCTGCAGCTGCACCTCGGCGGCGACCTGGCCGACGTCGCCCACATGGCCTGGACGTCCAAGGGCATCCAGAACATCGAGGTCCCGCCCGAGCACCAGCGCCAGGGCATCGGCACGGCGCTGTGGAACGAGGGCCACCGCCTGGCTGCTGAGCACGCGCGGGTCCCACGGCCCAAGCACTCCGCCGACCGCACCACCGCCGGCGACGCCTGGGCGCGTAGCGTCGGCGGCCGCGTGCCGAGGAGGAAGACGTGATCACCTTCGAGGACTGGCTGACGATGGGCATCGGCTTTGGCTACTGCTCCGAGCCGGTGTGCGACACCCACGACGGCATCCCGATGCGCGAGCAGGAGACCGCGGCGTTCGAAGAGGGCTTCGACCCGTGCATCCCAGCGGTGCGCCTGTGGAACGTGGGAAACTGATGCCTGCTGACGAGCACCTCGGGCCGCAGTTCTTCCACGGCACCGATGCCGAGCTGGAGCCTGGCGCCGTCTTGCGGCCGGGCAAGGAGGTCGGGAAGAACAACTGGGGCAACGAGGAGGCGAGTGGTCACCATGTGTGGATGCTCACCGATCCTGACTACGCCTCGGCGTACGGGCGCCATGTCTACGAGGTCAAGCCTGAAGGCTGGACGGTCAACTTCTCGGAGGAGTCCGGGCACACCGAGGAGATGGAGTCGTCGAAGGAGTGGGAGTGGATCACTCCCCGAGCCCGCGTGATTCGGAAGCACGCCTGATGCAGAAGGTCCTGTTGAACCGGTTCTGGGTGATGGCGGGCCGATGGCAGCTGATGTCCCTGGAGAGCACCGTAGAACGCCCCAGGATCGTCGAGCGGGCCTGGATGCGCCAGATCTACGCTCCGTACTGGCGCGGCGGCGGTGTGGCCCTCACAGTGGGCCCGTACTCACTGCGGGTCGGCACGTGCTCGCCGGGGATGGAGATCGATGAGTCCGACGACTCGTTCTACTGGGGCGACCTCGACACCCACTTCGACGAGCACCTCGAAGCGTCCCTCTTCGAGGCCGGCCCCGTCGACAACATCGATCCAACCATCGGGGAGCTGACCGTCGAGCCCGTGACGGCGCTCGTCGACACCCGCACCAACACGCTCGTCGCTGTCGTCCACGAGGGCGGCGAGGTCGAGCACATCGAGCAGAAGGGGTGGTCGGGTGAGTCGCTTCCTTGGCCGCCGTGACGACGGGCCGATCACGCTCGGCGACGCCCGCAGCGTGCAGCGGGCCACCGAGCGCGCCGAGCTGATGTCGTCGGGCGAGCTGGTCACGTGGGTGGAATCGATCAGCTCGACCGTCGCCGTGCAGGTCGGGTCGTACTCCGCCCACCACGACGCCGACAGCCTCTACGAGGCCCGCCAGCAGATCGAGGTGCTGCACGCGTTGCTGACCGTGCTGATCTCCCGGCCCTGACGCCAGCGCCACTTCGGGCGCGGCGACCAAGCTGGTGAGGGCATGTCTACGCCCACCATCGACATCATCGAGCTGGAGGACGAGGAGCTGCCGGCAGCGCCGACGATCCAGTTCGACGAGCTGCCCGACGCCGAGGACTACGAGGGCGACTACGTCGAGCTGAGCGAGGACGACGCCCAGTTCGTCCACGAGATGATCCTCAAGATCATCATCTTCAGTGAAGATCTGACGGGCCGCACGCTGTTCCCGTACCAGCGCGAGGTCGCCTACCGCATCGTCGAGTCGATCATCATCGGTGACTCCGAGGAGATCACCGTGCTGCAGAGCCGGCAGTCGGGCAAGTCCGAGACCCTGTCGATCATCATCGCCGGGCTGATGGTGCTGCTGCCGCGCCTGGCCAAGGCCTATCCCGACCTGCTCAAGAAGTTCAAGGACGGCTTCTGGGTCGGCGTGTTCGCCCCGACCGAGGGCCAGGCCGAGACGGTGTGGGGGCGCGTCCACGACTGGCTGACGTCGGAGAAGGCCAAGAAGCTGTTCCTCGACCCCGAGATCGACGAGAAGACGACCCGCACCGGCGGCAAGGCCAAGGTCGTCTCCCTGCGCAAGAGCGGCTCGCTGTGCCGCATGCAGACCGCCAACGCCCGGGCCAAGATCGAGTCGAAGTCGTACCACTTCGTGCTCCTTGACGAGGCCCAGGACATCGAGGAGGAGGTGATCAACCGCAAGATCGCACCGACGTTGGCGTTCTACAACGGCAGCCGCTGCATGACCGGCACCCCCAACCGGGTCAAGAGCCTGTTCCAGAAGACCTGCGCCGCCAACAAGCGCCGCCAGACGCGCGGCGGTCGCAAGAACCACTTCGAGTTCAACTACAAGTACGTCTGTCGCTACAACCCTGACTACAAGAAGTACATCGCTCGTGAGAAGGCTCGCTTCGGCGAGGACTCCGACTTCTTCCAGATGAGCTACAACATCAAGTGGATCCTCGAAGAGGGCATGTTCGTCACCGAGGAGGTGCTGATGCACCTCGGCGACATCCAGTTCGGGATCCAGCCGACGTTCTGGCACCCCGACAGTCCTGTTGTGGTTGGCGTCGATCCGGCCCGCACCCACGACAGCACCGTTGTGACGGTCGTGTGGGTCGACTGGAACCGCCCCGACGCCTTCGGCTTCTTCGAGCACCGCGTCCTCAACTGGCTGGAGATCACGAACAAGCCCTGGGAGCGCCAGTACTACGAGATCATGAGGTTCCTGCAGGGCTACAACGTGCTGCGCGTCGGCGTCGACGCCACCGGCATGGGCTCCAACGTCGCCGAGCGCCTGCAGCTGCTGATGCCCGACACCGACGTGCGCCCCCTGACGTCGGACTCGAAGAACCAGTCCGAGCGCTGGAAGCACCTCAAGACCCTGATCGAGCGCCAGGCGATCCTGTTCCCGGCCTCGGCTAAGACCCGCCGCCTGCGCACGTACAAGCGCTTCGTCCAGCAGATGACCGACCTGGAGACCAAGTTCCAGGGCAGCTACATGCTGGCCTCGGCGCCCGAGGTCCGCGACGCCTTCGACGACTACCCCGACAGCCTGGCCTGCGCCTGCTACATGACCATCGATGATGTGATCGAGACGGCCGAGGTGTCCTCGCAGCCGCTGTACGGCCGCCGCGCCAGCCGCTGAGCACCCCGGTGTGTCCCCGGCATACCGGGGTTACACCATCGATATGGGCATATGACCTGGGGTGATGCAGGAGTTGTCATCGACGTTGTCGTCCTGTACGGTGCCTCCCACGGTGTCCACAACAGAAGGAGCGCACCATGGCGGGCAAGCCCAGCGGGAACACGATCAGCATGTTCGGCAAGACGATGATCGACGGTGTCAAGAAGGAGTCAACGGTGCTGACGGCGGCAGACGTCGCCAACGCCGTGCCGACCGACCCGGCGCACTGCGCCGTCGCTGAGTCACTGCGGCGCACCAAGGGGATCAGCGAGATCTCCGTGGGGGCGACGAAGGTCTACGTGACCTACGTCAGCGATCCGAACACGATCGTGCGCTACGACATCAGCGCCAACGACCGGGCGCTGATCCGGGAGTTCGACATCCAGGGGGCGTTCCCCTGCGGCTACCGGGTGACGCTGCTGCCGCCGCCCCCGAGCCGGCAGATCGGCGCTCGGGCGGGCGGAGCACAGGGCTCCAACAAGCGCTCGGGCAAGGGCAACAACGCCGCCCACCGCGCTGGGCGGGGCCAGCCCACGCGTCACGTCGCTGCGCCGGCCTGATCCACCTCCGTCGAGGAGCCCTCTTCCTGCGGGAAGGGGGCTTCTTCTCGTCGCCAGCGCCCGCTGAGGGCCCAGAACTACGCTCGTCTGCATCCAGCCAGGTCAGAGGAGTCGTACATGACCATTGCACCGCAGAACGTCTACCCGGAGCGGTACCCGTCCCGGTTCGATCGGACCGTGGCCCGCTCGATCCCTGGTGAGCGCGGCCCGCTGCGCTTCGAGGAAGGCGTCGCCACCGACACTGACGTGCCGAACGACTTCGCCCGGGGCGCTTACTTCGACCCCACCAGTGCACCGACGCGGCACAACCACAACAACCCCGAGATGCTCTACAAGCACGCCGACGAGACGATGCGCGAGCGGGCCCACATCGGCTCCGCTGCGTGGATCGAGGCGCCAGGGATGCTGTCGGACTTCGTGCAGGGAGCCGGCGCCGGTCAGGGCATGCCGCAGTACGAGCGGGTGCAGAACCCGCTGACGCACCGGATGAACCGTCCGGCCCCCAACATCGTCCGCGACTGATCACCGTCGATGCCGTACAACCCGAGTAGTGCGTACCCGCGTCACACGACGTACACGCCTCCGGTGGAGGGGCGCGGGTTCGCGCGGGGCTTCAACCAGATCGACTGGCGGTACCCGGTCGGTCCTGGCGCCCCGGCGCCGGGCGTCGACATCCACGGTGCCATGGCTCGGGCGGCGCGGCCGCCGACCCAGGAGGGCATGCGCGGTGCGCTGACGGCGATGAACCGTCAGGGAGTCGGCTCAACGCTGCAGGCGTGGATGGTCAACCGGCCGGCCGCCCTGAGCAGGCAGGTGTCGGACCGCATGGTCTGGAACCGCGCCGAGTACGGCGACGACATCAACGAGATGAAGGACAAGAGCGACTCGGAGTCTTCGGGCACATCGACGACCGAGAAGGCGAAGGACGAGGACTCCTTGTGGATCCCGACGGCCGGGAACAGGCGGCCACCGCGCGAGCGGGAGTCGACGTTCCCGCCGAGCCAGACCGGCGGCAGGGCGCACGTCGGTGGGATCAACGACCGCATCGATGCCATCAACGATCGTGTGACGAGGACATCGGCAATGAACGACACCGTCTCCAAGGTGTTCTCCGGCAAGGCCGGGGGACCGATGAAGGCCGTGAATTACGTATTCGGAGCGGCTCGCAGCCGCTCCCGTAGAGGAGGAAGAGCCTGATGGCCGCACCCAACCCCACCCAGATCGCCCCCGGTGAAGAGGTCGGTGACATCCCGATCGACGTGCCCTTCACCGGCCCGGCGCCCGAAGGCGTCTTCGGCGCCTACAGCCGCAACGGATCCTTCTACCAGGGTCTCTACGACGGCACCTCCGAGCCCTGGCTCTACTGAGCCGTGACGATCAAGGCCACCCGCTACCCCTACGGCGAGCTGGCGGGAAGGATCCGCACCAACCGCGGATTCACGTTCGACCCGCGCACGGGTACGTACCCGTCCGAGGGCATCGCCGTGGCCGAGCCCGGCGCCGAGGACCCGATGGGCGTCGCCGGTGAACCTGAGCTGCGCAAGTACGTGATGCAGCACCACGCGCAACTGGCGGAGCCCGGCATGCACCTCGGCGCCTGGGCCAGCGCCAAGCCGGACCAGCCTCAGCGCGACGTCCTCGACGTCAGCAAGGTGATCCCGGAGCACCCGCTGGGCCACCACATCGCCGAGGTGCACCACCGGATGCACATCAACCGTCAGGACGCCGCCAACGACCTGTCGACCTTCGAGGACATCCCCAACCCGCGCGCCCCGTACACCGACGCTGAGAAGGCCTACGACTTCGGCGCGCCCGACGAGCACGGCTCGCAGATGCGGATCGTCAGGCCGGCGAAGCGTCAGTGACGGCGTGAGGGGCGAGCGGCACGTGGTCGGTGCAGAACTCAGCGAACTCGTTGGTCTCCGCATCGAAGATGACCATCCACGTTGCCCGCGCGCCGCAGTCACGGCAGGTCGGCTTCATCTTGGCGATGTAGCGAGGGTCGAGCGGGTTCAGCTCCATGGGAACTCCAATCTACACCAGGAGTGTGAGTAATGGCCGCTGACGGGATGATCAACGCCAGCCAGGCGAAGCGCGGCGGCCGCAAGAAGGCCACCAAGACCAAGGCCAAGCCGCAGCCTTCGCCGG